ATCAGCTTTATCGTTGAGAAAGACAGCACGCAGTCTACATTGACTTTGCCTAACTCTTTAGTAGATGACACTTTTATGTCTTTAGGTTTTGTTTACGATCCTAAAGATCAAAAGTTTCATGTTTATCAAGATAATGTTTTAGCTGGTACGGTGGTTAACACAAATGCTCCAGATAACGAAGAACTAACAGTTTCTTTCGGTATTCAAAATGGAGCTGCTGCTGCAAAAACCTTGAGTGTTGATTACATTGGCGCTCATAAAGAACGTACAGCTAACGCAGAGCTATAAGGAGTAAACCATGGCTGATACAGTAACAAGTCAAACTATCCAAGATGGTGAAAAACTAGCAATAGTAAAATTCACTAACGAAAGCGATGGCACAGGAGAATCCTCAGTAAAAAAAGTTGATGTCTCTGCTTTAAGCAAAGACAGTAGAGGAAGATCTTGTAGTTCTGTATCTATATCAAGAATATATTGGGCCTGTAGAGGTATGGGCGTTGACATTGAGTTTGACGCCACTACCAATGTATTAGCAATACCTTTACCAGCAGATAGCACAGGTGACGAATACTACGATTTATTCACAGGTATTCCGAACAATGCAGGTTCTGGTGTGACGGGTGATATAGACTTCACTACTGTAGGACACAGTAATGGAGACGCATATTCGATTATCTTGGTTCTTACAAAGAACTATAGTTAATGGCTGCAAAAAAACGTAAGGCAAAACAAGTCAGACGTACTGTTGGGAAGGGCGGTAATTATCGCCCTACCAAACAGGGAGCTGGGATGACACGAAAAGGTATAGCAGCCTATCGTAAAGCTAATCCTGGTTCTAAACTAAAAGGAGCTGTAACAGGCAAGGTTAAAAAAGGCAGCAAAGCTGCTAAAAGACGAAAGTCGTTTTGTGCAAGATCATTAGGTCAACTTAAGAAAAGTTCAGCCAAAACGAGAAACGATCCTAATTCTAGAATTAGGCAAGCAAGAAGAAGATGGAAGTGTTAAATGACTAAAGCAAAAATAAAAAAAGTAATTAAAGGGTTAAAAAAGGCAAGCAAAACTCATGCAGGTCAAGCTAAAACGCTTGAAGCTATTAAATTAAAAAAGGGTGGAGCACCTAAAAATGTTGCTAACCCTAGTTTATACGCAAAAGTAAAATCTGAGGCGAAAAGAAAGTTTGATGTCTATCCTAGTGCATACGCAAATGCGTGGTTGGTTAGAACTTACAAAAAACGTGGCGGTAAATACAAAGGCGCAAAAAAAGCTATTGGTGGGGAAATAAACAACAAAAACCTTAAACCAATACCAGCTGATAACAAAGGACTACCAAAGTTACCAAAAAAAGTAAGAAACAAAATGGGTTTCATGCGTAACGGAGGTGAAGTTATGATGGTTCAAGGCAGAGGTTGTGGTGCTATGATGGACTCCAAACGTAAAAAAACTAGAGTTCCTCGAAGTTAGTTGTAAGCATGCAAAAAAAAAGAGATCCAAAAAAAGGAACAGGGAAGAAACCTAAAGGATCTGGTAGACGCTTATACACAGATGAAAACCCTAAAGATACCGTAAGTATTAAGTTTGCTACTATGAAAGATGCAAACGCTACCGTAAATAAGGTCAAACGTATAAACAAACCATTTGCAAGAAAAATACAAATCTTAACTGTAGGCGAGCAAAGAGCAAAGGTTATGGGCAAAACTGGTATAGCTGGTGTTTTTAAAAGAGGCAAAGAGGCTATAAGAAAAGCAAGGAAAAAATAATGTCTTTAAAAGAGTGGTTTGGTAAAGGGCCCAAGGGCGATTGGGTTGATATAGGCGCACCTAAAAAAGATGGCAAGTTTCAAAAATGTGGTAGGCCAAAAGCTAAAGGGTCTAAACGTAAATATCCCAAGTGTGTTCCTAGGTCTAAAGCAAAACAAATGTCTAAATCACAAATACGATCTGCGGTCACTAGAAAAAGAGCAAAAAAACAAGGTGTTGGTGGAAAACCAACAAATGTTAAAACTTTTGCTAAAAATGGTGGTATGATAAGATCAAGGAAACCTAATATGGGTTTGTATGGCAGGAGCTAATTATGAAAAAATCTAAATATATGGCTAAAGGCGGCAGTATGAAGAAAAGTAAGTACATGGCTGGCGGTGGCGGTATGAAAAGTACAAAAGGCTTTGCAAAAGGTGGCGCAGCATTAATGAGTGAAATGAAAGCTAATCCAGGTATAAGTAACGTACCTAAATCAGTTATGTCAGCACTTATGGGTGCCGGCACCAGAGCACAAGGTCAAGCAGCTGTGTTAAAAGGCACAAAAGGAATGGCTAAGGGCGGCGCAATGAAAAGCACAAAAGGAATGGCCAAAGGTGGTGCTATGAAAGGCACAAAAGGTATGGCCAAAGGTGGTGCTATGAAAGGTCGCGGACTTTACGGTTAAAAAAATTAAATTTTAAATAAAGTGGCGTATTTAATATCTAATATTCCTCAATTTAAGTGTTGGGTGCGTAAAGAATTTACAACAAACCATCAACATGGTCATGGCGAGTATTTGCATGCTCTAGCCATAGCAGTAAACACAATGCCAGACAGATCCCTGTCTTTTCAAGTAGTTTTTACAGGGTGTGAAACCGATTTTGAAGATTATCCAGATGAAAACGTACATGGTGGTGCTATGTGGGCTAGGATGCCAATACAAGCTCTGGTTGCTGACGTGCCTTTATCTGAATGGCCAAAACCAATGAAAGATCATTTAGCGCAGCCTTGGGATTGTCTAAGCCATCATCATAGTGTTGTTTGTATTGATCGAGTTAGCTCTAGTCCTTGGTATTGCAAGATAGATGGTGATTTTCATTTAGGCAAATATATGTTTACTGTCGATTATACAGATCATTCGATTGCAGATGACCCCGCTCAACATAAACAAAGTCATCTATTATATCTGACGGATGCAGGTGAATACACTGGCAATTTTGTAGCTTTGCCTAATAACCGTGTAAGAGCAACTAATCCGGCATTATGGAGAACAGGAGAAGGCCCACCAGATTTTTCTCCATCACAATGGGTTCACTCAGCAGAAGCACACGAAAGTTATACTGATCCCCACATTACATTTGACAATTTATATGCACAAGAGCAAGATATTGAAAAGGAATAGTTATGGCAACATCTGGTAGTAAAGATTTTGAACTTGACGTAGCAGAATACGTTGAGGAGGCTTTTGAACGCTGCGGGTTAGAGTTAAGAACAGGTTACGATCTTAAAAGTGCCACTAGAAGTCTAAATTTGATGTTAGCTGAATGGGCAAACAGAGGCCTCAATCAGTGGTCTATCAAAGAAAAAACAGTAACGCTAGTAAAAGATACTAAAACATACAATATCGATAGTTCTAACGCTACAGCACCAATTGACGTATTAGATGTTTTTATTAGAGAAACAGTAGGCTCTGAGGCTACAGACATTCCTATGACAAGACTAAGCAGAGCTGAGTATTCTAACATAACGACTAAATCTAGTACGGGTAAACCTAATCAATTTTTTGTAAACAAACAACTAACACCAACTATTTCAGTTTGGCCTACGCCAGACAAGTCAAGCACATACACCATACATATGAATGTTCTTACAAGAATGGACGATGCAGATGCTGGAGCAAACACGCTTGACCTACCTTTTAGGTTTTACCCTTGTCTGGCTGCTGGTCTTGCTTATTATTTATCATTAAAAAGAGCTCCAGAAAGAACACAAATGTTAAAAGCACTATACGAAGATGAATTTAATAGAGCTTTATCCCAAGATGAAGATAGAGCATCATTTAGAATTTCACCTAGTTTGAGGAGTTACAATAACGCATAATGGCTTTTGCATCTGGAAAATACGCATACGGAATCTGTGACATAACAGGTTTTCGTTATAAGTTGAAAGACATGAGAAAAACCTGGGATGGTTTATTGGTTGGGCCAGATCAATGGAGTGCCAAGCATCCACAGCTTATGCCTAGACACTCCTCACAAGATCCTCAAGCTCTTAGAGATGCAAGACCAGATAAAGCGGACGACAATACAAAATTTTTAGTTTATACAAACGTAGGAGATGGTAAATTAGGCAGCGTACTAGATTCTTTTGCTGTCACTACAAGTGTTGGTGAGGTCACGGTAACAACATGAGTTTTACATACGGCACATTAAAAACAGCAATACAAGATTACTTAGAGGTATCAGAAACTACCTTCACAACTCAATTACCTACAATTATCAAAGAAGCAGAAGATCGTATTTTTTCTTTTGTGCAGTTGCCAGAACAAAGAAAAAATGTCCAGGGTACACTTACCACTGGTAATAGGTTTTTAGCTACACCTTCTGATTTTTATATACCTATGAGTTTAGCCATTATAAGCTCTGACACTTATGATTATTTAGATTTTAAACATCCATCATTTATTAAAGAATATTCTTCTGGCACAACTCGATCTACACCAAAGTATTATTCTTTATTTGATGACACAGCTTTTGAAGTTTCACCCTTGCCAGATGCAAATTATACGGTTGAACTTCATTATTTACATAAACCAGTATCTCTAACAAATGGTAGTGACAGCGGTACAACTTTTCTATCTACAGATTATCCAGACGCTTTGTTGTATGGATCTTTAGTAGAGGGTGCTATCTTCCTTAAGGAATCCGCAGATGTCGTTGCCCAGTTTGAGGCACGATTTAAGGAGGCGGTAGGTAGAATGAAAAATATCTCAGAAGGTCGCGGCACACGCGACGAGTATCGATATGACTCATTACGTTCCAACGTAAGTTAATGGGTCCTATAGAAAGTTTAAAAGGTAAAACAGTAGCAATAATAGGCTTGGGTGTGTCACAGGTAGATTTTGCCATTGGTTTAGAAAACAGTAGAGAATGGGATGAGATTTGGTGCATAAACTCGGCAGGCTTAGTTTATCCAGCTGACAGAATATTTGCACTGGACCCAGCAAGTAGATTTTTTGATAGTAACGACGCAGGTAAACAGACTAACGCTATGAAAAAACTTATGGCAACTTCTGATATACCTATTTATACAAGTGAATTAGACTCACGCATAAAAAATGCTATACGGTACCCAGTAGAAGAAGTTTGTAACGCAACGAAATGTGCTTACATGAACACAACTGTGGCTTTTGCAATAGCTTTTGCTTTGTATAACAAAGTTGGACGAATAGATTTATTTGGTATTGATTTTTCATACAAAGAAAATATGCACTTTGCTGAGGCAGGCAGAGCCTGTGTAGAGTTTTGGATAAGTAAGTGTATGAGTGAAGATATACTTGTTGGTATTAGTGGTAGGTCTACAGTTTTAGATTCTAACGTGCCAGCAACAGAAAAATTGTATGGTTTTCATAGGTTAGATAAACCATTAGTTGCAGTGCCACATGAAGGCAAATTTATTATTGGACCTTATGATGAAATCAACACACAATTAGAAGAATATGGTCTAAAAATTAATGAAGACGTCGTTCCACCAGAACCATACAAGGGTTAAATATGAGTGTCGAAAGCGATTTTGTATTAGGTAAAGTAGAGGTTCACTCTACAGAAAATAAAGGACATGACCCCGAGTTTTGGGCTGCACAAGCTACAAAAAAAATACTAGACATTTCTGACAACGCTCCGGAACATATCAAACAACAGGCTGTGGCTTTCCAAAATCAAGTTTATACTGTAATCTTATATAGTATTAAAAATGCGATTAAGTCGCAAAACACGACTTACTCAAATTTGTTGAAAAAACAGGGTCATGGAGACATGGCTAAAATATTAAAGGAGCTATAAAATGGCAATAACATCGGCAATTTGCACAAGTTTCAAACAAGAATTACTTGTTGAAGGGCATAATTTTACAAATGGAGCTGACTCATTCAAATTAGCTCTATATACAAGTTCAGCAACATTAGGGGCAGGCACCACAGCTTTTGTAACCACAGGACAAGCTAGTGGTACTAACTATTCCTCTGGTGGCAGTGCGTTAACAAACGTAACGCCAACAACCTCTGGCACGACAGCTATCGTTGATTTTGCAGACTTAACATTTGGCACCGCTACAATTACAGCAAGAGGGTGTTTGATTTACAACACAACCAACTCAAACAAAGCTGTGTGTGCGATTGATTTTGGAGGCGACAAAACATCAACCGCTGGCGATTTTACAATAGTTTTTCCTAGCGCTACAGCAACGGGAGCTATTATTAGATTGGCGTAAGATCACAGTAGATATGTTAGACTCTGAGTATGCCTCTAACCAAACTAAACTTTAAACCAGGAATAAATAAAGAGGAAACCGATTACTCTAACGAAGGCGGTTGGGTAGATGGTGATAAAATACGTTTTCGTAAAGGTCGAGTAGAAAAGATAGGTGGTTGGGAAAAATTATCTAGTGATACTCTTATAGGATCTCCACGAGCTTTACATTCATGGATTTCATTAGGTGGACGTAAATATATTGGTATCGGCACCACAAATAAATATTACATAGAAGAGGGCGGCACATATAACGACGTTACGCCAGTTCGTAAAACTACAACAAACTCTGCTACTTTTTCTGCAAGCAACGGATCGTCTACAATAACTGTAACTGACGCCAGTCATGGTGCTGTCAATGGTGATTTTGTAACTTTTTCTAGTGCTGTTTCATTAGGTGGAAACGTCACAGCAGCGGTTTTAAACCAAGAATACCAAATATCCTTAGTAACAGGCACAAACACATATGAAATAACAGCCAAAGACACATCTGGCACAACGGTAACTGCTAATTCAAGCGACTCTGGTAACGGTGGATCTTCTACAGATGCAGTTTATCTAACTAATTCTGGTTTAGATGTTTATGTACCATCTACAGGTTGGGGTGTAGGAACTTGGGGCGCTGGTTCTTGGGGTTCTGCTACCGCTCTATCAGATACAAATCAATTAAGATTATGGACTCACGACAACTATGGTGAAAATTTAATTATCAATCCTAGAGCTGGGGGCATATTCCGTTGGGTTGAAAATGATGGCTTAACAACAAGAGCAGTTGAGTTATCTTCCATTAGCGGAGCTAGTTTAGTGCCAACGAAAGCCTTACAAGTAATAACATCTGAGACAGATAGACACTTGATAGTATTAGGCGCAGACCCTATCAGTGGCAGTTCTAGGACAGGTGTCATAGATCCTATGTTAGTAGCTTTTAGCGACCAAGAAAATGAATTAGAGTTTAAGCCTTTAGCCACAAACACAGCTGGCTCTTTAAGGCTTTCAGCTGGTTCTTCTATAGTTGGTGGTCTGAAAGCAAGACAAGAAATACTTATTTGGACAGATACTTCTTTATACTCTATGACTTTTATAGGGCCACCTTTAACCTTCGCTATGAATTTAATCAACGAGGGCGCAGGTTTGATTGGACCGAAGGCAGCGGCTAATACACCTAAAGGTGTCTTTTTTATGTCTAAAAGTGGTTTTTATTATTACAACGGAGCTGTGCAAAAATTACCTTGTTCCGTGCAAGATTATGTTTTTTCAGACCTTGATGAAACACAAGCATACAAATGTTTTGCAGGTTTAAATGAAGAGTTTTCAGAAGTTTGGTTTTTCTATCCATCTCTAACAGATAACGAAACTGAAATATCACGATACGCTATTTACAACTATGAGGAAAATTCATGGAGTATAGGATCGTTAGAACGCTACAGCTGGTTAGCAGCAGGCGTGCTTGATAGACCTCTAGCGGCAGGAGAAGAAAGTTCAACAAAAAGAATTTATGAACACGAAAAAGGTTTTAATGATGACGAAAGCGCCATGGACGGAGTTTTTGTTGAATCGGCAGACATTGATGTAGGAGATGGAGATCGTTTTGTATTTTTGAAGAAAGTATTACCAGATATACTTTTTGTTAATGACACAGGCACAAGTCAAGACCCTGCAATTAATATAGTAGTAAAAAGAAGAGATTTTTCTAACCAAACATTGTCAACAGATTCAACTACACAAATCAAATCAACGAGCACTTTCGGATCATTACGATCTAGATGTAGACAGTTTGTTTTACGTTTTGAAAGTGATGACGATAACACGGAAGCAGATAGAAAGAATTACAAATGGAGATTAGGTAATACTCGTGTAGAAGTGCAACCGTCGGGGAGAAGGTAAATGAGCAAACTTTTGCCAACTAATCTGCCTTTCGCTACAGGTGATACTGTTTCAGCTGATACTTTTAACAGGCTAATCAGAATATTAGAAATAAATTTGGGTTCGGTGGACCCGAACGCTATTCAAGTATTTAATTCTACTGAGCTAGATGAATTGCAATTTGCTACGGGAGCGATTATATTTAACACTACGACAGAGGTTCATCAAGCCTTTGATGGTACAGAGTTCAGAAACTTGTACGAACATCAAACATACTTGACTGGATTATCTGTTACAATGAGTATAGGTAGTGTAACAGTGAGTACGCCATGAGTGCATTAGAAGACAGTTTAAAACGAGTTTACAAATTACCAAGACGAAGTGATGGACGTGAAATGTTAGAACGAGGTCCATACCGCATACCACAAACCCCAATCAACCCAGATGATATTTTAGACAAAGGTCCATACCGCATACCAAAAACCCCAATCAACCCAGATGATATTGTGCAGAACCTTCCGTACATTATGAACCCAAATCCAAGTATGCCCATGGAAAAATTACCCATAGCAGGGGCAATTAGATCTGTACCCGACGATAAAGACCCAATGGATAGAATAGATCCAGAGTCTAGGCAAAAATTAGATGAGCTTTTAGGCAAAGCTCAAGAAAAATCTGCTGCTCCATTAGGACCAATCGCAGAACAGCTGGCTGCTCTAGGTCAAGGAGCAGATACACAGCTTGCACATTTACGACCAGGTGAGATCGTAATTCCACCAGAATTTATGGAAGACTCTAGGTTAGAAGGCATGTTAGAAGAAAAATTTAAAGAGTCTGGCATAAACCCAGAGTCAGCTGTAGTTGGCGTTGGCATAGCTAGTCTTAATCCAGCCACAGGTTTAGAAGAATTTGGTTTCTTCAAAAAAATAGGAAAAAGTTTAAAGAAAATCGTAAAAAAAGTCGCACCAGTGGCTTTACCTTTATTAATACCAGGGGTAGGAGGACCTCTAGCTTCTGGATTAAGTAGTGTAGGTTCAGCTATCGGTTCTGGTATCACATCACTTGTTCCCGGTCTTTCTGGTGCAGTAAGCGCTATAGGAAACATAGGTTCAGGAATATTAGGTGGCGCAAAAGGCATTAGAGAAGGTATAGGCAGTATCTTAGGCGGTCTTGGTGGTGGTTCAACCGAAGAGGGTGGTGACCAACAACAACAAAGTGTTGGTGGCTTTCTAAGCAATCTTTTAGGCGGCGCGGATGGCGGTGGATTCATGGGCGGTGGCGGTGGTGGTATATCACCTCTTGGCATGTTAGGTATTGGTGGATTGGCTGCTAGTTTAGGCAAACTTGCTTATGAAGATGCTAAAAAACAAACAGGCGTGCCTTTAACACCACTGACAACCATGAGCCCTACAGGTAGATACAACATCGAAGCAGAGATAGCTAGAAGAATGGGCCAGCAAGCACCTAACCCTGTTGAGTTCGGTTTACTACCGCAAGGCACCATACCGCAACTATCTGGTGGAAAACCTATAGGTAGTGCAGCAGGTGGTATGGGACCAAACATGATGTTTGAAAAACCACCTGTCATGGCAAAAAGTTTAGGTGGCGCCATAGAAGAATTACAAGGCGGTATGGCTCCTGGCATGATGTATGGTGGTCCTGTGATGGCTTATGCTCAAGGCGGAGCTGTACAAATGCAAGAAGGTGGTGAAATGGATCCTAGCGAATTTCCTAGAATGGATGGCGATATAAATGGACCAGGCACAGAAACCAGTGACGATATACCAGCAATGTTATCAGATGGTGAGTTTGTAATGACGGGTCAAGCAGTAAGAGGAGCTGGTTCTTACGATATGGCAATGGATCCGAAAGGTATTATAAGTTTAATACCTAGTTTTGAAGAAGATAGAGAAAGAGGCATGGATTTAATGTATAAAATGATGGATGCTTTTGCAGCAAACGCGGAATCCGTAAAATGATAGGAAAGTTAAAAAACATGTTGGTGCCACCAAGAGCACCACTACCTATGCCCATAGGGGCACCTGTTCCACCTGGAGCTAACAAAGGCATGCCTGTACTACCAATGCCAATACAAAAACCAATGCCTATGCCTGGGCCTGTGCCAATAGGAGCACCTGTTCCACCGGGTGTTGGTAAGGGTATGCCTATAGCTCCACCTATGTTGCCACCAAAAAGGGGCGATTTTATGAGTATAGGTGGTCCAGGGGGCGGACGAATAGATGAAAGAGTTTCTCCTGGCGGTTCAGCAGATTTTAATGAAAGAGGTCCTACTTTTGTTCCACCTGCTGTTAATCAACCCATAGAGGGTAATAACCCGCCTATACCGACAGCTGCACCAGCGCCAGCAGCGGCACCAGTAACAGCTAATACAAACATGATGAGTAATCAAGCAGCACCGACAGCCTCTTCAAATATGAATATGATGGGCAGTCAATCTGCTATGCAACCACAAAATATGCCATTTGCTTCTGGTATTAGACAAGTTGCATCTGGTTTAGATCCTTTAACTGAACAATTATTGTTTGGAATTGGTGGTCAAGGCGGTTTTATACCTGGAGCCATGAGAGCGGCTGAAAGAACTTTTTTTGACGCTGAGGGCAATCCAATAGTTATTGATGAACAAGTTGCTAGTTTTAGTCCAGATCAAATTAGAGCTATGCAGTTGCAAAGAGATGCTTTAGGCATACAAGACCCTTTCTTACAAGACGCTAGATCGGCATTAGACGCCTCTATGCAAGCCTACGATCCTAGTATTACAGGTGCGTTTTTTAATCCATACGAAGACGAAGTTGTAAAACAAACCATACAGGATGTTATGGAACAAGGTGCAAAATCCGATATTGGAGCTTTGGCTGGTGATATAGCAAGGGGTGGTCAATCTGCTTTTGGCTCTAGAGCTCGTCTAGGCGCAGAGGAACGACAAAGAGCATTAGGTAGGGGTCTAGCAGAGGCTATTGGCGGTCTACGTTCTAGAGGCTTCTCAGAAGCCCAACAGACAGGTTTAGCTGAATTTGCAAGACAAAGAGCTGCACAAAGAGCAGGAGCTTCTGGTATTGCAGGTTTAGGTGCACAAGCAGCGAGTGCGGCTATGGGTGATATAGGTAATTTATTTGGTATGGGAACTCAACAACAAGCTCAACTACAAAGATTATTAGATGCAGAGAGACGTAATCTACAACAAAGACAAATGGCACCTTTATTACAATATCAAGCACTAGCACCGTTCATTAGCATGGCCCCAGCTGGACAGTTCCAAACTATCACAGACTTCGAGCCAAGACCTAGTGCTATGATGACTGGCATTGGAACAGGTTTAGGAGCATTTGGATCTTTAGGTAGTTTATTTGGGGGTAATTAATGGCTATCTCCCGAGCACAGATACCAGAACAAGTAGATATTTTTCAAGAAGGTGGTGATGTTTCATTAGACTTGCAGCCACAAGACATAATTGATCTGTATGAGGGTTTAAGTTCACCATCAATCACAGCAGAGGATATACAGGCAGAAACACAAAAATTGTCTAGCTTATTGCCCGAACCTCGTAAACAAAATATATTCGATCTAGCCTCATCTGTAGGCGCTGGTTTAGTGGGGGCAGCAGCAGACCCAAGAGGCTTAGGTGCTGGACTTTCTGCTGGTTTTCAAGCATTTAATCAAAGAGCCGCTAAATTAAAATCTGAAAGAGATGCTATAAAACAACAAGCAGCAATGTTGGCTTATCAACAAGTGCAAGATAAAAGAAAAGAACAACTCGAAACCTCAAAAGAAATTTTAGAGATGCAATTTAAGGCAGCTCTAGAAGGTGGTGGTGGTTTATTTGAAGGCACATCTGTTGAATCGTCTGCTTTAAATTATATTTTAAGAGCAGAGGCAAACCCAGACCTTAAAAATACACCAGAATATAAAATAGCTGTAGCGGTCGCGTCTAAACCAAGGACTACTTTACAGCAAACAGAAACAGGTACGATTCAAGTAGAAATTCCTGGTTTAGATATAGCAGAAATATTAGGAGAAAGGCTGGTTGTACCACCATCTGTAATTGAAATTGCAGGAACTAAATGGGAATTTACTGGTAGAAGAGATGCTAACGGAGATCCTATTTATTCAGATGGCAAACAGGATAAAGTAATAAAACAGAGCACATGATGGAAGATCAACAATACGTTTTAAGTGATCCAGTAGAAGCAGAAGTAGTAGTTGTACCAGGATCAGAAAAACTTAAAGACCCATTTACAGAAGGTCAAAAAAGACAAGCTACTTTTGCCGTGCGTATGGAAAGCTCATTAAAGCAGCTAGAGGCTTTAGAAAGCGCTGGTTTTGACCCAGTTAATTTGTATGACGTCATTGTTAACAACTTACCTATTGTTCCAGAGGGAATAGAAAACCTTTTTTCCTCTTCCGAATACAAACAATATGAAAGAGCAAAAATGGATTTTGCTACAGCTGTCCTAAGACAAGAAACAGGAGCTCAAATAAACGCAAGTGAATTTATTTGGATTGACAAAACATATTTTCCGCAGTTTGGTGACGATAAACAAACTATTGCAAATAAAAGGCAAGCAAGAGAAGATGCTCTTGCGGGTATGATTACACAAGCCGGCGCCGCTTATGACAAGACAAAAAAGGCGCTTACAGACATGGGTTACGGGCTCGAACCAGAGCAAGCGCTCGAAATTTTAATAAAAAGATCTGAAGCAGATCCAGAATTAAGACAAAAATTAATAGACAAAGGTTTACTAGATGAGTGATAGAAATAGCG